AGGATGTAGAGAATCAGTTTAGATTTTACGAAATATTAATGTACGCATAATGGCATTCGCAGTAAGTTTAGGTGGATTTAAAGAACTTGAAGGCAAGTTAAAAAACTTGACTACTGCATTAAAAGTTGATGTAGGTGATGAAATAAATTCATCGGTTAATACTATTAGAAATAACGCAATAAGATTAGCACCTGTAAATTTAGGTCAATTAAGGGGTTCAATTGCTACTGATAAAGAAAGCGAGTTGACATATTCAGTTGCTGCAAACGCTTCGTATTCTGCATATGTTGAATTTGGCACAGGACCACAAGTAAATGTACCTGCTGATTTTAAATCTTATGCCCAACAATTTAAAGGTAAAAGCGGAGGCAAGTTCAAGGATATGGTTGAAGCATTAACTTTGTGGGTAAAGCGTAAAGGAATTGGTAATGGTAAAAATGACAAAGGTTTGGCTTATGTAATAGCTTTAAGCATATTAAGAAAAGGTATGCGACCACAACCTTTTTTAGTTCCAGCTTACGAAATGGAGAAACCTAAACTTATACAAAGACTAAATAAATTATTAAATGCTTAATCCTAATATAGAAATAAAGAAATGGTTTTATACCAACTTGACAAGTTCAAGTGCATTACCTGTTTACGATGGGATAGCACCTGATTCTGCTCTTGATGAATATATTGTTATGACAGGCAGAACATCTGCACAGGAGCAAGGTAAAATCAGTTACACCAATGCAGTTACCATTGATGTTGACATTGTCATAAAAAATAGTAACTTTGGATATAAAAGAGCCGAAACAATAAGCGATTTAATACTAGCTGCAATCAATTCCGACACGAATATAACCCTTGCAAATGGGTTTTATGCTTCAAGTTTGGTGGTTGGTGCAATTAGAAATTTGGATGGTTTAAACCCTTTGGACAACGTATTTAGAACAATAATAACTTACAATTTAATAATAACTCAAAATTAAAATAAAATGGCAGAAACTAAAGTATCAGCAAGGGATTATCTCCTTTTAGCAGATTTAGCTGGAGGTACAACTTTTAAACCTGTGGCTTGTTTAACAACAAACTCATTGACATCAACTAACGACACAATTGATGCAACTTCAAAATGTGGTAATGAATACACACCAAGTCCTGTATTTTCACAATCTTTTGAGTGTGAAGGATTTGCAATTGATGAAACAGGAAGTCCTAGTAAGGATTCTTACCAACAATTGTACACAGCTCACGCTGCTAAAACTATTTTTACTGTTAAAATGGGTAAAGCAACTCCAACTTCAGGTGATGTATATTATGGTGGACTTTCTACAAGCACTGTATTTATTAGTGATTTTGGAGTACAAGCAGATGATGGCGATGATGTGAAATTTACTGCAACATTTGTAGTATGTGTTCCACCAATTGCACAAACTGAACAAGCGTAAACCAACAACTAAACTATGTTTGAATTAAGACTGAACAACAACAAAACAATCCCTTTAAAGTGGGGTACTTGGGCGATGAAAAGATTTTGCGAATTAGAGAATAAATCTCTTTTAGACTTAATCAATATTTTATCAAGTGGAGCTTTTGAATTAGGAACAATAGTGCATATAATCCAAGCATCTGCCGAAAGCGGATGTAAGACCTTAAATCAACCAATTGAATTTAACGATGTTATCGTTTGCGATTGGATAGATGAAGTTGGTGGGTTATCTGCAAAGGATGGTCAGCTAATAGATTTTATTAAATTTATGCAGACTTCAATGATTCCTGAAACAAAAGAAAATGCCGAAGTAACCAAAGACAAAGGAAAAAAAAAATAGGAATATATAGCTGGGATTCAATAATTATTCTCGCAATAGAAGTTGGCTTGACAATTAATGAGTTTTGGCAACTTACTTGGCGGGAATTTTTATTATATAAAAAGGCTTACGAGAATCAGCAGATAAAGGAATGGGAAAGGACAAGAACTTTAGCTTATATGATTTATAGGTCAAATTCAACGGATAAAAATCCGAAAAGTATAAAGTCCTTTTTCCCTTTGCCTAGTGATGAAGTGGAAGAAGAAAAGCCTAAACTAACGCAAGAGCAACTAGCAAGGACATTAAAGTTGTACGGAGTAAAATAATAAAATGGCACAAGAAACATTAAAAATTACGATAACGGCTGACAATAAACAAGCCGTTCAAAATATACAGGAAACTGTTACCGCTACAACTCAATTGGGTGCTGCCTTTAAAAAGGTTGCTCCAGCAAGTAATCAAGCGACACAGGCTTTGGTCAATGTTTCAAGGGTTGCTCAAGATGCTCCTTATGGTTTTATAGGTATAGCGAATAACTTAAACCCATTAATTGAATCATTCCAAAGATTAAAAGAAACAACAGGTACAACAAGTGGTGCATTAAAACAAATGGCATCAGGGTTAATGGGTCCAGCAGGTATAGGATTAGCTATTGGTGTTGTTTCATCATTATTAGTAGTATTTGGAGATAAGTTATTTAAAACAAAGAGTGTAGCAGAAGATGCTGCAAAAGCTAATAAAAACTTTGCTGATAGTTTAGATAAAGCAAAAGCATCCGCAAGTGAAAGTGGTATTAAATTACAAGCCTATATTAATGTTGCTGAAAACGCAAATAATACTGATGCAAGAAGAAAAGAAGCATTAAATGCGGTTATAAACGAATTAGGTAAAGTAAATGCTGCTTATGCAAGTACAATTAAAACAACGGATGATGCTAAAAAAGCAGTTGATTTATATACACAAGCGTTAATTGCTCAAGCTATTACTTCAAGATATGTTGATGAAATTGCAAATAAGCAAATTGAATTAACTAATGTATTAAAACAAGCAAGTGTAGCTGCAACAAATTATAGTAAAGCATATCAAATATTAGATAAAGCAATAATTCCTGTATCCGACCAAATTGGTGCATTTCAAAGAGTAACAAATAATGCAGCTGCTGCTCAAAAAGAATATGTGGGATTTGCAAATACGGCTTTATCATTATCTGCAAATATTCAAGATTTAAACAAAGACCTTCAAACTACAGTTGATAATGCTTTACCAAACGCATTTTATGTAATGGATAAAGGTGCTAAAACTTTAAATACTACAATATTAGAAGCAACTAAAAACTATAAAGCATTTACTAAATTAACTAGCGAACAAGTTGGAACATTTTTACAATTACAAAAAGGAGTATCTCCTGTTGCACCAGCAGCACCGCAAACATTTATGGGTGGTGTTGCACCACAAGCACTTGTTGAAGCTAATGCTATACTTGCAGCAGCAAGAGAACAAAAGAAATTTAATTACTTATTAAACGAAGCTGAAACAACATCAAGATTTTTAGCAGAAGGTGTTGGAAATATATTTCAATCACTTGCACAAGGAGAAAATATTGGTGAATCGGTTTTAAATGTCTTTAAAAATATGACATTACAACTTGCTCAAATGGTTGTTCAGGCTTTGATATTTAAAGCAATTATGACGGCATTAGGTATGGGTGGAACAGTTGGAAGCACAAGTGATTTAACAGGTGGAATATTAGGCGGATTAGGAAAGTTATTAGGATTTACTCCAATGGCAGAAGGTGGAATTGTAAGCAAACCAACATTTGCAATGGTAGGTGAGGGTGGCGAAAGCGAAGCCGTTATGCCTTTGTCTAAATTAGATAGCATATTAAGTAGTGCATTTACAAGTGGTGCTAATTCAGGAGGTGGAGTTGGTAATGGTTCTTTTGTATTAAGAGGCAATGATTTGGTTTTAGCATTACAAAGGTCTAATTCATCATTAAATTTACGTAGAGGTGGCATATAACTTAAAATACCAAATAACTGCTGCAACCAAAAACAATGAAGTTGCGGTTGTTGAAATGTATATTGATGACACAGTTGCTGCGGTAATTGAATATCCTGCAACTGCAATTCAGTTACAATACATCCCAAGAAGTGATGATATTTACGAACCTATTTATGCAAGTCAATTAAATGTCAGTATTGATGTAACGGATGATGATGATAATATGCCTGACTTTACCACATTAAATGATAGGAAATATTTAGTTAAGTTATTAATTGATGGAAGTATTTATTGGCAAGGTTGGGTTTTAAGTGATTTGGTTCAATACTCATTTACCACAGGTAGAAAAGAATTATCTTTTAATGCTATTGATGGACTTGGAATGTTAGATTACATTCCTTTTACATTTACCGAAACTAATGTTGTAGGTAACACAAAATTAAGTCCGCAATCGGTTCTTTACTTTTTATATTCTTGTTTGGCTAAAATAGGATTCCCAACAGGGTTAAATCTTATTACTGCGTGTTCTTATTACGCAGCTGGTATGGACAATCGTGGTGATGGTAGCCAATACGAACCATTTAATCAAAGCTATTTACGACCTGTTTACTTTCAAAATGATGATGAAACATATATACCTTGTTTAGAAGTATTATCACAAATATTAAAGTCATTTGGTTGCAAGTTGTATCAGTCCAATGGCAAATGGTATATTGTAGCGGTTAATGAATTTGCTGCTGCTCCATATTTTGCTTACACATACTTTACGGAATATACACCAGCAGGAGTTTTAGTTACTTCGGGAACATTCAATACATTAAGCGAAATACAACCATACACAGGAAACACAAGCGGTTTATACTTTACTAATAATAGCCAAATGAAGCTATTTAAGAAAGGTTATAACAATTTTAATTATAGATACGATATTAGTTACTCACCTAACTATATTTCAAACCCAAACCTAAAGAGTTTAACAAGTGGATTTCCTACATTATGGCAAACATTTAATCAAGGTTCAGGCGGAAGCGTTACAATAGTAAGCAAACCTTATGAGGCTAGTGATTGGTTTAATATTACATTAGGAACATCAACAGGTGTTACAGGTTTAACCGAAGTCCATACAAATCCTGTTGGTTATGTAACCGAAAATGACACTTTAACATATACACAAACATTTTTTGAGCAAAGTATTGATAAGGTAAGAGGACAAATACAATTACAAATAACAGGTATCGGCGGTGGTGCAGCAATTTATTATTTAAATGTTGATAGCGTTTGGCAAGATGCTTCCGTTGCACCTTTTGATAATTATTATGAAGTTCCTTTAGTAGAAGAAGATAAAATAAACGAGGTATCAATAACAACACCACCAATACCTATAAATGGCACTTTAGCTATTACTTATATGCTAACACAAGATATTGTGAATTGTGCTACTAATGTAAAGATTGGTTCATTTGGATTGACATTTAATTCTCCTTTATCATTAATTACATCTACTTCAATAATAGATGCAAATAACCAATATCAATTAGAAATGGATTTGCCTTTAGGTTATCCAATTTATAGCGGTGATGGTGTTGATAGAACACAAGCAAATATGGCTTATGGAACTATCCAACAATTAGTATCAGGGAACTTTGTATCAGCAACAGGATGGTATCGTTACGGACCTTACACAAGTCCTACGGATGGTTTAAGCCAAACAATAATGAAGGAATACATAAACAATTATAGAAGAAATTTAATAAATGTGGATTGTAACCTATTTGGAATAACAACGACTAATGGCAATTTTGCTGCGAATAAGTTATTAAAGATTTTAGATACTGACCCAGCACAAATAAACATTGAAGATAATAGATATATGACAGGGAATATGACTATTGATATAGTGGGTTGCGAAACTCAAGCTACTTTATTAGATATTTCAAATGTGGAAATAGCAAGTACAATAGAAACAATATTCACAGTAAACGGAGTACCTTTTAATTAATTAACTTTGTAATATGGCAGATAAAGTACAGGGCAACAATATAATTTTATACTACTTTGAACCACCTTCGGTTACATATCCAGCAGGTAGGGATATTCCGTTTTCGTGTTCTACAAATTGCACATTTAGTGTAAGTGTTGACCAAAAAGAGGTAACAAGCCAAAC